CGCCGGCTCGGTCATCGACGTGCCGCTCGCCCAGGTCCGCGCCTTTGCGGGCCAGCCGCGGAAGCACTTCGATGCGGGCGCGCTGGCGGATCTCCGCGCGAGCATCGCGGCGGTGGGGCAGCAGGTGCCGGTGACCGTGCGACCGATCGTGGGCGATGCGCAGCACGCCTACGAGCTCGTCGACGGGGAGCGGCGGTTCCGCGTCTTCGAGCTGCTGAAGCGTCCGACGATCCGCGCGGTGGTGCGCGAGGACCTGGCGACCGGTGGGCCCGGACAGTTCCTCGCCTCGGTCGTCTCCAACTTCGCGCGGGCGGGGCACGGCATGCTCGAGATCGCGGAAGCGATCCGGACGCTCGAGGGGCATCCCGACGTGCAGGCGTTGCCGACGCGGACGGCGCAAGTGGGGCGGCTCGGCGCGATCCTCGGCCGGTCGATCGTCTGGGTGAATCAGCACCTGAGCCTCAAGCATCTCGTCCCCGAGGCGCACGCACTCTTCTCGCCGCCACGCCCGCCGAAGGAAGGCCTGCAGACGCAGTGTGCCTTCAGCCTCGCGCAGATGGCCCCCGAGGTGCAACGCGCCTGCGTCGCCGAAATCCTCAAGCGCAAGCTCAACGCGAAGCAGGCGGCGACCCTCATTCGCCGGCGGCGTCAGGCGCAGGGCGGCAAGAAGTCGGACGCGGATCAGCCGCATCGGTACTACGGCCGGCTGCGCGGCGCGATCGGCTCGATGGGCGACACGCTCGATGCCCTCCTCTCGCTCCCGGCGCGGGACCTGCGGACCGGCATCGCGCAGCGGTCGGCAGACGATCAGCAGGCCCTCCTCCGTGATCTCGCCGCCGCGCTCGAGCAGCTCCGCCAGCTCCACGACGCCGTCCGGAACGCCGTCGTCACGACGGCGCGTTCAGCGGCCACGGGGGCCGCATGACGCTCGACGCCGCCACCGTCCAGGGCAGCGACGAGTGCCCCCTCTGCGGCACCTACGGCCCCCTCGCCCTCTGCGGGGATCGCCTCCTCTGCGAGGCCTGCATCCAGAGCCGTGAGCTCGAAGCCCAGACGGCGCAGTGCACCCGCACGCACTACGCCTTCTCCGAGCGGCGGATCGGCGGTGGCGGATGACCCTCCTCGAGCGCGCCGCCGCCCTCGGGTATCCGCGGGTGGCCCTCCGCCCCTGGCTGCACGTCGGCCCTGGCGAGGAGCGGTGGCGGAAGTTCACGACGTTCCTCGCCTTCGGCCTCGACGATGCGGCAGAGAAGGCGGCGTGGACCGCGGCGGCACTCACGAAGTTGGAGGCCGCGGCATGACCCTCCCCGCCGTCATCCCCCCGGGCATGAAGCGCTGCTCGCGCCCGACGTGTGCGCAGCCCCTCAAGCCCACCACCGCCTTCGACCGCTGCCGCCGTCTCCCCGATGGCCTCCAGGCCTGGTGCCGGCAGTGCCAGAACGCCCGGGCCGCGGAACGGAAGCGGGAGCGGCGGACCTTCGGGCCCCGGGCCATGATGAACGTGAGCGGGCGCACGCCGAAGATCGCTGGGAGCCAGTACGCCGCCCTCCTCGCGGCCCAAGGCGGCGTGTGTGCCATCTGCGAGCAGGAGGAGAGCTTCCGCGACCCGACGGGCGAGGTCGCGCGCCTGTCGTACTACTTCGGCGTGACGCCGCAGAGTACGAAGCGCGCGCGCATGTGGAGGGAACCCCATGACGATCGACGACCTGACGACCGAGCTCCACATCGCCCGAGCGGCGATGCTGCCCCCGATTGAGGGCTTCCAGGACATCCTGCGGGTGAACAGCGAACCGCCGACGCGCGACGCGGCGACGGCGCTCCTCGCCACGTTCCAGCGGCGGGTCGACCTGATCGACAATGTGCTCGAGGGGCTCGCGCAGACCGCGCGCGCGCTCGAGGCGCTGCGGAACGACGGCTACCCGACGCTGCCGACGCGCGAGGTGCCGGACCAGGTGCTCGCCGACGTGGACCAGAACATCGCGACGCAGCAGGCCGCGCGGGCGTTCCTCAAGCCCGAGCAGGCGGTGTCCCTCGGACTGCAGGCAGGAGAGGCCGAAGAGAAGTGACCCATGCGCGCATGACGCGCGCCGGACGACGAGGAGGAGGACGACCATGCCCCTGGAGCTGACGATCACGAATGAGCAGAAAATCAAGGTTTCGGCCGCGCCGCAGACGCAGAGCGGCCGACCGGCGCGCCTCGATGGCGCGCTCCGCGTCCGGGTGAAGAGCGGGAACAGCACCTTCACCCAGGACCCGGCATCGCCGCTCGACGTCTACTTGGTGAGCGCCGACGACGCCGGCGACACGGTCTACGGCGTCGGTGGGGATGCCGACCAGGATCCGAACGTCGACGAGGTGATCGAGGACGAGGTGACGCTCCACGTGCTCGCGGCGCGCGCGGCCAACATGGGCCTCGTGGCTGGCGTGGCGGAGCCGAAGTAGGAGCAGCGTGCGAGCGGTTGCACATCGGGGCGGCGTGCGCACCAGCGCCGCCGCCCTGCGCTCCACCGCCGTCGTAGGCGACGAGCATGCCCACGCGGTGGCCCTGGCCGAATGGGCACGCCACCAGGTGCTCGCCGACCCCGCCTCGCCGCTCGGGCTCCTCTTCTCGGTCCCGAACGGCGGCTTCCGGAGCGCACGCACGGCGGGGCGGCTCTACGCCGAGGGGCTCCGCAAGGGCGTCTCGGACTACATGCTCCCGGTGCCGCGCCGGGACTACCACGGCGTCTTCCTCGAGCTGAAGCGACCGGCGCGCAATGCCCTGCTCTCGCCGGAGCAGCGGCAATGGCTCACCGAGGTGGCCACTTGGGGCTACCTCGCGGCGGTGTGCTGGGGGTGGGACGCCGCGCGGGTGTGCCTCGAGTGGTATCTCGCCGCCGACGACGGCCGGGGCGTCAAGCCGTTCGCCGCCGCACGCGGCATCGACGCGCACTTGGACCGTGCGCCGGCGGGTGAGCTCGCCATCGGTGACGCGGTGTTCGATCGGCTGAACGGGATCGTGCGGTGGCAGCCGGTGGAGTGGGGGCGGGATGGCTGAGCATCGGATCGTGGTCGAGGTATCGGCGATCGACCCCGAGGCGTTCGGGCGGTTGCTGCGCCGACAGGGCGACTTCAGTCTCGCGCGACGGATCGAGCAACAGATCGCGCGCGCGGCGCGCGCGGAGACGGTGCAGGGGCAAGACTCTTCGAGCTCGGACATGGGGTCCGAGACGAAGGTGGAGCCGTATGGGGTGGGGGTGGCGCTCACGACAGTGGGGCGCCGAACGACTCCTGCGCCGTCTCCGCGGGCGCCGCGAATTTACTCAAAGCGCACCGGCGCAGAGGACAGCATCGCGCACGTCCTGAGCACGTTCGATGAACCGACGACGGCATTGCTGTACGACCAGCTGCGCAAGCGGGGCTGGAGCGAGGACCGCGCGCGGACGGTGCTCAAGAAAGCCGACTGGCTCTTGTGATCGGGGGAGGTGGGACATGACGCTCGCGATCATCTCGGGCCTTCTGGCGATCGCCCTCTGCGGGCTGAGCGCCCTCGCCTCCCTGCGTGAGCATGCCCGGCAACGCCCGGGGGGCGTCTCGGTCGTGCTCTTGGCTGGCGCCCTCGTGCTCTTTCTCGTCGGCCTCGCCACCGCCCAGAGCCTCGAATCCTGCCCCGACTGCCTGCGTCGCTGCGCCTCGACGACGACGGTGCCGACGACGAGCACGACGACGACCACGGTGCCGGTCGCCGATGGGTGGCGGCACTTCTGGTCGGTGCGGATGGGCGGGACGGTCCTTGCGGACAGCGCGCCGGTCAAGGGCGTCGCGATCGACGCGCAGGGGAACGTGTACGCCGTCGGCTCCTTCACGGGCACCGTCGACCTCGGTGGTGGGCCGGTCACGAGCCTTGGCCGCGCGGACGCCTTTCTCGTGAAGCGCTCGCCCGACGGTGTCTTCCTGTGGGCCAAGACGTTCGGGGAGCGCTTCGCTACGGACCAGTTCGCGACGGCCGTCGCGGTCGATCCCCAGGGCAACGTCGTGGTGACAGGCTGGTACTACGGCAACGTCAGCTTCGGGGGCACGGCGCTGCAGAGCGTTGCCTACGATGCCTTCCTCACGTCGTTTACTCCCAGCGGGGCGCACCGCTGGTCGAAGCGGATCGGGGGGCTGAGCTACGATCTCGCGCACTCGGTCGCCATCGACAGCGCCGGCGACATTGTACTGGCAGGGCAGTTCGCGGGAGCGGTCGACTTCGGCGGTGGCACTGTCACGAGCGCCGGCAGCAACGACGGCTTCGTGGCGAAGTACGCGGGGACGACTGGTGCCTACCGCTGGGCGCATCGTTTTGGTGGCCCCGGCCTCGACATCGCGACCAGCGTCCGCATCGACCCCTCGGACAACCCCGTCGTGGTCGGCTACTACGGTGCGGCGGGCACCTTCGCCGGTGTCCCGCTCTCCCACGCGGGTAGCAACGATGCATTCGCGGTGTCGCTCTCGTCGGCAGGCTCCGTGCGCTGGGCGCTCCGCTTCGGCGACGTGAACGAGCAGCGTGCGCTGGCGGTCGCGACCGACCCGAGCGGTAATGTGCTCCTGGCCGGCTACTTCGGTGGTCAGGTCTCCTTCGGCGGCCCGGTCGTCGAGAACCAGGGTGGCGCACCAGACATCTTCGTCGCGAAGCTCACGACCGCAGGAGCGCACGTCTGGTCACGGGCCTTCGGGACCACGCTCGGCTTCGGGGATCTCGCCAGCGCCCTCGTGACTGACAGCTGGGGCGAGGTCTACGTGACAGGACACATCATCGGCCCGGTCAACTTCGGGGGTGGCGCACTCGTCGCTGAGGCGACCTACGACCCGTTCGTGCTGAAGCTCGCGGCAGCCAACGGCGCACATCGCTGGTCGCGCCGCTTCATCGGCCGGTGGGACGACCATGGTAGCAGCATCGCGATTGGGGCGCGCCTCGTGCTCGGTGGCGACTTCGCCGAGGCGATCAACTTCGGGGGTGCCACGCTCCCGAGTCCCGGCGGCATGGATGGGTTCATGGTGGATCCGGAACTGGGAGGCTCGTGATGCCGACACAAGGGGAGCAGCTCGACTCGTTCTCAGCTGCCGCACCGAATCCGATCGACGAGGACCAGCAGGGCCTCTATGCCGTGTCGGCGTGGAACCGTCCCGACCCAGCCCTCGACCTCATCGGGAACAGCTGCAGCGGCCTCCGCATGGTGTACTTCCCGCCCGGCCCTGACGGACATTCGATCGTGAAGTGCTCGGAGAAGAAGCCCCGCGACGTGATGGCCGAGCATCTGTTCGATCCTCCGCGGTCGATGGTCTGCACGCGCTGCGGCGCAGTGCTCCTCGGCCACACGGACGCCAAGCCCTTCAAGCTGACGGACTGGGAGAGCGAGCGCTTTCTGCGGTCGTACTCCGCCCGTGGGCTCAATCCCGGCGTCCGGGAGATGACCTTGGCCTACGAGATCGTGGGCATCAACGACCCCGATGGTAGGACGATCGTGCGCAGCGGGGCGACGCAGATCAGCATCCGCCCGAGGCCGGCGTGACCATCGTGCGGGGGCAGTCATTGCAGATCGACGTGCGGGGGTAGCGGGGGCCGATGCGCGTTCTCCAGATCGCCCGCCACGAGCGCTTCGCCCAGGCTCTGGCCGACGGCATGAGCGCGACGAGAGCCTACGTGGCGGCGGGGTACAGCTCCGGCAACCGCGGTGCTGCCTCCCGGCTGCAACGCCGCGACCACATAAAGCAGCGGGTCCGCGAAGTGCTGCAGGTCCGCGTGGATGCCGCTGCCGACGCCGCTGCCACGGTGAAGGCGACGCTCACGCTCGACAAGCAGTGGGTGCTCGATCGCCTGATGCGGATCGTCGAGCGGTGCCTGCAGGACGTGCCAGTGCTCGGCAAGCTCGGGCACCCGACGGGGTTCTACGTCTTCGACTCGAAGGGGGCGAACCGCGCGCTCGAGCTGCTCGGCAAGCATCTCGGGCTCTTCTCCGCCGACGAGAAGACGCCGGCGGAACTGAGCGCGCTCCTGGCGGCACTGGCGGGGGGCAACGGGAGCAGCGAGCGGCGGGTGTACGATGCGTAAGCTCAAGCGCGTCGCGCAGCACCGTAGCGTGCTGGTCGGCGCGTGGATGCCGAGGGATTTGGTGGCGCGGATGGACGCCGCGGCGGCGCGGGAAGATCGCAGGCGGTCATCCTTCCTGAGGCGTGCGGTCGAGAGCTACTTGGAGCGCAAGGTGCGGCGGGCATGACCATCCTCGACGCCATGGAGAGCCCGGAGCTCTTCGGCCCCTTCTTCCGGGGGCCGCAGTGGCGCGCCTGGAAAGCATTCCTCGGGGCGTTGTTCGGCCTCGAGCTCGGGCCGAACCTGCAGGGGATCTACCAGCAGCACACGGGGCGGATCGCGACGCCGACGCAGCCGGTCGATGAGGCGTGGATGATCGTCGGCCGCGGCGGCGGGAAGAGCCGGATCGCGGGGCTGATCGCGACCTTCCTCGCCTGCTTTCGCGACTGGCGGCCCGTGCTCGCACCGGGGCAGCTGGCCCTGATCCCCATCATCGCGGCCGACAAGGACCAGGCGCGCATCGCCTTCGGGTACATCACGGGCCTGTTCGAGGTGGTGCCGAGCCTGCGGGCGCTGCTCAAGGGGAAGCCGCGGGCGACGAGTCTCGACCTGGTGACCGGTGTCACGATGGAGGTGCGTGCGGCCTCGTTCCGGACGATCCGCGGATATGCGCTCGTCGCCGCCGTGCTCGACGAGATCGCGTACTGGATGACGGGCGAGCAGAGCCTCAATCCCGACCACGAGATCGTCAACGCGATGCGCCCCGGGCTCGCGCGCGTGCCGGGCTCGATCTTGGTCGGGCTCTCCTCCCCGTACGCGCGGAAGGGCGTCCTCTACGACGTGCACGAGGGGCACTACGGGCGCGAGGGCGACCCGGTGCTCGTGTGGAAGGCCGAAACGCGGCAGATGAACCCGACCTTCCCGCAGGGGCCGATCGACAAGGCGGTGGCAGAGGATCCCGCGAAGGCGGCGGCCGAGTATTTCGTGCAGTTCCGCGACGACCTCGAGAGCTACGTCTCGGAGCAGGCGGTCAAGGACGCGATTGTGCCCGATTGCGACCAGCTGCCGCCGCGGGAGGGCGTCAGCTACGCGGCGTTCACCGATCCGTCGGGCGGCTCGCAGGACGCGTTCACGCTCGCGATCGGCCACGCGGAGAGCGGCCGCGGCATCATCGACCTCGTGCGCGAGAAGAAGCCGCCCTTTTCCCCCGAGGCGGTCTGCGCGGAGTTCGCGGCGGAGTGCCTCCGCTACGGTTGCACCATCGTGCGGGGTGACCACTACGCCGGCGTATGGCCCGCCGAGCAGTTCGCGAAGCACGGCGTCACCTACCAGGTGAGCAGCCAGAGCAAGAGCGAGCTCTACCTTGGCATGCTGCCCGCGCTCAACTCCCGCCGGGTCGACCTCGTGGATCACCCACGACTCCGCCAGCAGCTGTGCGCCCTCGAGCGGCGGACGTCGCGGGTTGGCAAGGACACCGTCGACCATCCCCCGGGCGGGCACGACGACGTGGCGAACGCGGTGGCCGGCGTGCTGGCACCGATGGTCGGGGGGATCAACGACATGCTCGGCTACTACCGCTTCCTCGCCGATGCGGCCGGTGCGGCGGTGCCGACGGACGAGCCCGCGTCGGCCGTGGCGCCGGCGGTGGTAGGGACCGAGGATCGCGAGGCGCGGCTGCGCGCGGTCGAGGCGCTCGAGCGGCAGGCGCGGAGGCGCTGATGGTTCCGGTGTTCGTGCGCGTCACCTGCATGTCCCAGGACGGGCCCTATGCCCGCTGGATCAACCTCGCGTACGTGAAGGACCTCTTCTGGCACGAGCCGTGGGGCTGCACGAAGATCGAGTTCGGCGATGGGCACTGGGAGAAGGCGACGGAGAAGCCGCACGAGATCCTGGGCGTGCGGTTCGATGCGCGGGTGGTGATGCCCGGCGTCCCAGCGTCGGCGCCCCGGAAAGCCTCGCGCCGGCCGCGGGCGGCCGCATGAAGCGCAGCGCCATCGACATCCTGCGCGCGCAGGAGCGGACCCCGCCGCCGAACGTCCCCGACGTCGGCCAAGTAGTGCAGCTGCCGACGCAGCAGGGGTTGCTCCGCTGGTATCGCGTCTTCCGGTCCCACGGCCGAGCGCGTCTCCCTCGTTCCACTGACGGAGGATGAGAACGTACAGCTGGCCCGCGACGTGATCCGACTCATGGTGGGGGCACGGGATTGCGCAGTTCTGGGAGGCGATCAGCTGGGCGGCGACGGTGCCGTGGTGGCGCCGTGCCGTTAGGGAGGATCCGTGGACGATAAGCTGAACGGTGAGAAGCCGCCGCCCGAAGGCGAGCAGCCCCCACAACCGGCGATCGTGGTGACGTTCGATCCCGACGGCCGGCCGAACGTCCAGTTGCAGGGTGGCGTGGACGGCACCTACCTGACGACCGCGGCCACATGGCTCCGGCTCCTGGGCGAGCTGCAGATCAAGCAACGGCTGGCGAAGCAGCTCCAGGCGCAGGGGCCACGCATCCAGCCGGTAGGGATCGGGTGACCCTCCTCGCCTCCGGCCTCTGGGCCATTGCCGCGGCGCTCACGCTCCGCTGCGCCATGGAGGCCGAGGTGCGCGCCGTGCTGCCGTCGTCGCTCTGGTGGACGTATCGTGTTCTCGTCTGCGGCTGCTTCGCGGTCGCCGTGGGGCTGCTCGCGCGCGCATGACCCGCCCCACCTGGCAGCGCGCGCGCATCCTCGAGCGCGCCCTCAACAAGCACGGCCAAGTCGTTTGGGAGGCGGACGCCGCGCCCTACCTCTGGCCCCTCGACGGGCGCTGCTGGGTGCTCTGCCAGCCGCCCGCGCGCTACGGGGCGGAGGACGAGCGCGAGCCGACGGACGTGCCGCTCCACGTGTCCAACCTCTGCGCGCCCGACGGCCAGCCGATCGCCTTCCCGCCGATGGCGCTCGAGCTCCTCGGGACCGAGGTGGACTTCGCCGAGGGCGTGGCGCCCGTCTGGCTGACGGCGCGCCGCGTGGCGGCGTGAGCGAGCCGATCCGGTGCGCCAATCCCGCCTGCCCCCGGGGGCGTCCCGTCCTCCGCCGTCCCGGGTGGTGGCTCCGGCGGGTGCAGCATCCGACATGCTCGCTCGCTTGCCGAGATGCCCTCAAGCACGGCCGCGGGCGCTCGGTCGGCTCCCTTGTCCTCCGCGATGGGTACGTGAACGTCCGCCTTGGACAGGCCCACCGGCTCGCGAACAGCGAGGGCTATGCACCGGCCCAGCTGGTCGTCGCCGAGCGCCTCCTCGGGCGTCCCTTGCGCGGGGATGAGCGCGTCCGGCGGCTCGCCTTCTATCGGGAGGACAATCGACCCGAGTCCCTGTTCGTGCAGGACGTCGAGGGCCCGAAGGCGCTCGTCCCGCTGGCTCTGCAGGAGCGGCTCCGCCGGGGAGACGGCTCGATCGCTCCTTGTGCCCACCCGCAGTGTGAGCGCACCGTAGACCTGGCCTCACGGCGGGGCCGGCTGAGCGGCACCTGTAGCGTCGAGTGCAGCCGCGAGCTCGCAAGCGTCCCCGAGCCCGTCCGACCGCGGGGCGCACTCGGCCGATAACGTCCGAGGATTCGCGGCAAGTCGGTATCGGTGCGCATGCGTCGGCGCACCGCGGATGCCGACGGATCGTCCGACCCTTCCGGCTCGTCTCGACCCCGCGCAGGTGGCCGCGATCGTCGAGGCGGCCTACGCGCTGCCCGCGCCCCGCCGGCCGTTCCTCGGGCGCCTGGCCGATGGCGTGCGCGCCATCTTCGGCGGCTCGGGCTGGATGGCGCCGGGCGAGCCACTGCCAACCGTGGTGCCCGGGCGCGCACAGCCGCGGGGGTGGGACTTCCCGGTCACGATCAACCGGGTCATTCAACCGCGGGCCACGGAGGGCATCAGCTTCGCCGAGCTCCGCGCCCTGGCCGACCGGGCGACGCTCGTCCGCCTCGCGATCGAGACCTGCAAGGACATCGACGAGCGCTTTAGCTGGGAGGTCGCGCCGAAGGCCATCCCCGGCCGGAACGTCAAGGACAACGACGCCCGCATCGCCGAGGTGCAGGCGTTCCTCCAGCAACCCGACCGCCGGCTCACCTTCACCCGGTGGATGCGGACGCTCCGCGAGGAGCAGCTGTGCCTCGACGCCCCCGCCGTGTACCTCCGCCGGACCCGCGGCGGCGAGCTCTTCGCCTTCGAGCCGATCGCCGGCGACACCCTGAAGCCCCTGGTCGACGTCACGGGGCGGCGCCCGCTCGCGGGGCCGGCCTACGAGCAGGTCGTGAAGGGCATGAAGGTGGCGGAGTTCTCGAACGAGGAGCTCCACTACATGCCGCGGAACCCCCGCGCGCATCGGCTCTACGGCTACCCGCCGACGGAGCAGCTGCTGATCGTCGGCGCGGCGGTCATCAACCGCGAGCTCTCCCAGCTGCTCTACAACGCCGACGGCAACATCCCCGACGTCTTCCTGAAGGCGCCGAAGGAGTGGACGACCGACCAGATCAAGGCGGCACAGATCTGGTGGGACCAGCGGAAGGGCGACCTCTCGGCCCGCCGCGGGGTCACGATCGTGCCCGAGGCCGGCGTGCAGGAGATGCACGAGCCGCCGCTCAAGACGGAGATCGACGAGTGGTGGGCGCGCGAGGTGTGCTGGGCGTTCTCGCTCTCGCCGCTGGTCTTCCTGAAGCAGGGCATGAACCGCGCGACCGGCCAGGTGATGGCCGACAGCGCGCTCGATGAGGGGCTGATCCCCCGCCAGCTGTTCTGGTCGGAGTTCCTCGAAGCGCTGATCCGCCTTGCGTGGGGCTGGGACGATCTCACCGTCACGTGGCAACAGGCGCGCGACCCCGACCCGGACATTCAGTCACAGATCGAGGTGCGGGACGTCCAGAACGGGCTCCGCACCATCAACGAGATTCGCGAGGCGAAGGGGCTCGACGGCGTCGAGGGTGGCGACGAGCCCTTCTTCTTGACCGCGGGCGGACCGGTTCTGCTGCGCAGCATCGTCGGGGCGAACGAGGACGGGGAGGCCGGCGAAGGTGTGCCCGCAGTCGAGGGCGAGGCGGCGGCACTGCCTGGCGGGGCGGCCGTGCAGGATACCGCGCTCAACGGCGCGCAGATCACGTCGCTTCTCGAAGTGGTGCGGGCCGTCAATGCCGGCGAGCTCGACGTCGAGGCGGCGAAGGCGCTCCTCGTGGTGGCGTTCCCGACGATCGACGACGCCGAGGCCTCGCGCATCATGGCCGGGGCGGAACAGCGCGCCGCCGAGGCGGCGACCCGGCGGGACGAGGCTGCGGCGGCGATCGCGGCGGGGCAGGCCAGCAACGGGGACCGTCCGGGCGGCGCGCCGCCCGCGGAGGGCGATCGGGCGGCCACCGACATGGACCCCGAGACGGCCACGGAGTCCGACGACAAGGGCACCACGCCGCGCGATCTCAGGAAGCGCGCCACCCGCACCGTCCAGACGATCCCCAAGCGGCAGAAGAATTTCTGGCAGGCCGAGCGCGGAACAGCCCCGCCGCGCGCAAGGCCGAGCGGCGCCTGGCGGGGACCCTGATGACGGCTTTCCGTGGTGTGCTGCCCGGGATCGTCGCCGAGGTCGGGCGGCGGCTCGAGACCCGCGGCCTCATGAAAGAGGCCGGCGCCAAGCTCGACGCCGACGTCGCCGCGGCGCTCGAGGCCCTCGATCTGTCGGGGTTCGCCGTCCTGCTCAACCCGACCGAGGCGATCCTGGCCGAGATGGGCCTCAACGGCGCCCGCCAGGCGATGCTCAGCGTCAAGACGCTGGCCCCCCAGGCCGAGGCCTTCGCTCTCCCGAGCGACGCGGTGCAGACCTGGGCGCGGAGCCACGCCGCGGACCTGGTGGGCATGCGCGTCCTCGACGACGGGCGCGTGGTCGAGAATCCGCGCCCCGAGTTCGCGATCACCGAGGCGACCCGGGAGCAGCTCCGCGGGACGATCGCCGACGCCTTCGAGGGCGACGGTCTTACGATGGCCGAGCTGCGTGACCGGCTCGAGGCGAGCTACGCCTTCAGCGAGGAGCGCGCGATGGTCATCGCCCGCCACGAGGTGGGCGCGGCGCTGCGCGAGGGTAACCTCGCCACGTGGCGCGAGTCCGGCGTCGTCACCGGCGGGGAGTGGATTCTCTCCGACCTCCATGCCGTGCCTGACGAGTGCGACGAGTACGCCGGCCGGGTCTTCCCGCTCGACGAGATCCCCGATCTCCCGCACCCGCTCTGCGAGTGCGACGTCATCCCGCACGTGGGTGACGCATGATATCCGCGGTCGCCAACCTCCGCACGCGGACGCTGCACGACGTGCGCACCACGTCGGCCGTGCGGCGGACGCGGCTCGTCGTCGTCGGCGACACGCGGACGCGCCTGGCGGACCCGCTCATCCTGGCAGGTGCCCGCTTCGGGGTCGTGCCGACGATCAGCACTCCGACCACGCTGCAGCTGCCGCACGTCCCGGACGTCGACACGGAGCAGGGCTTCTTCAACGGCGTCGGCCTTCTCCGCGTGCCGAGCGGCCCGCTCCTGAACGAGTACGCCCTCGCGGCGGCGATCGCGACGGTCGGCCTCCCCGTCATCCCCAGCGACCGGGTCTGGTTCAACTACTTCATTGGCCTCGGGCTCTACGCCCCGCGGGTCGGCCTCGACTGCACCGGCGGACCGACGGTCTGGGCGATCCCCGAGTCCCTCGTGGGGCCGGTCCAGGTCTACGCCGATGGTGGTGCGCTCTTCCGTCTCGCGAGTGCCCCGCAGCTCGGCGAGTGCGTCGTCGCCGATGGCACGATCACGCTCGGCGGGGCGGCGACGGCCGTATGGGTCGACGGCTTCGTGGTCGGCACCCCGCGGACGCCGCGGCGGCACCTGCCGCTCGTCCAGCTTGACCCCGTGACGCTCCAGCTCGCCGTGACGCCGCTCGCGGACACGGAAGGGCTCGTGCTGAACGGCGCGCGCATGCACCGCGTGGCGTCCTTCGCCGATCCGGACGACGACACCAACGAATACACGTTCAGCGGCGACACCTACACGTTGGCGCATCCGGTCGATCTCTCGGGATTGGATCGCGCCTGGGGGGACTGCTTCACATGACCGGAGAGCCCACGCGATTCCAGGCGTTCCTCGGCGCACTCGTGCTCCTGGTGGTCGGTGGCGCCGGCGGGTTCCTTGCGGGCCGCGTCTACACGCACGCCGAGGTCGACCGCGAGTTCGAGCGCGTCTTCACGCTGCCGAAGAACGAGTTCTGGGCGACCGAGCACCCCCGCGCCGTGTGGCAGCGCTTCGACTGGCGCGGGCTCATGTATCGACCCCTGCCAACGAAGGACACGGTCGAGATCGTCAATATGTTCGGCTCGCCGCCCCCGCCGGAGGCGCCGCCGACCAGCACGACACTGCCGGCAAGCAAGGAGGCGAAGCGATGACGCGATCAATGCAGCGGTGGGGTGCGGGGCTCGGGGCGATCCTTCTCGGCTTCGCGCTCGAGGCGCAGGCGCAGAACGTCATGCGCTGCGACCAGCAGCCGAATCTCGCAGCGAGTAACGGCACCGCCTGCCCGACGCAGACGATCACCACCGAGTGGACGATCGGCGCCGGCAAGGTGCTCACCTTTTCCAACTTCGGGGCGTCGTTCGGGGAGAGCGACACGAACCCGCCGTGTGCGGCGGGCGACTTCCGCATCTACGCCGACGCCTCAGAGAACAGGCTCAAGAAGTGCCAGAACGGCACGCCGACCGACCTCGATACCGGGGGCACGGTCAACTGGAACGACGTCGGCAACCCGACCGGAAACCAGACGCTCACCATGGCGGCGAACACCTCCACGTGGACGTGGAATGCCGCCACCGGGGCCGGCGTCGACATGCTGACCCTGACGGACACGGCGTCCAACACGGGTACGGGCTATGTCGTGTCGCTCGCCACGGCGGCCTCGAGCGCCGCGAAGCCGGTGCGCGTGACCGCGGGCGGCACCTCGAACGGCGTCGACATGAGCACCGCGGGGCTTCTCGCCCCGATCGGCACTGGGGGGATTCAGGCGTCCGACGTCGTCTGCACCACCTGCGTCGGCACGACCGACGTCGCGAACAATGCCATCGACGGCACGAAGATCGGCATCGGCACGACCAACGGCGACCTCCTGCAGTACGACGGGACCGACTGGGCGCGGCTGGGGGTCGGCGCCTCGGCCACGTTCCTCCGCTCGAACGGCACGACGTGGGCGGCCACGGCCATCTCGGCCGCGGATATCGGGGCCGGGGACATGGCGAACGTGCTCGCCTGGGGCGAGCTCCTCGCGGACTGCGACCCCGACTGCACCCTCGCGGCCTCCCCGCGCGACACCGCCGGGGCGGATGCGACGGTGCAGGTCTTCTCGAACGGGATCCTTATGCAGCCACTCGGGGCATGCGGGGGGGTGAATCAATTCACGATTGCCGCGGGCGGGGTGATCACCCCCTGTGACGTGGTCGCCAACGGCGGGCCGGTGCTCGCCTACTACGAGCGCTAACCGGGCGTGATCCGCGCGCTCCTCATCCTGCTCGTCTGTGCGGCGCCCGCCTGGGCGTGGGACCCGAACCCCTCCCAAGCCCCGCAGCTGCAGCCGCAGGACAGCGATCTGTCCTGCCTCGCCGCCAATGCCACCAACGGGCTCCTCGCCCGCACGGGCGCGGGCACCTGTGCGGCACGCTGCCTCACTAGCTCCGGCCCGGTCACGATTACGGATGGGTGTGCGGAGGTTGGCGACCCTGTCATCGGTGTCACGCTCGCTGACGGTGACATCCCGGCGGGGATTATCCGCGACGTCGGCCCGGGGTGCTCTGCGGGCGCGTGCTGGACGAACGGGCTCGCGACGACCGGCGGCACCCTTCTGCACTGGGAAGGCATCTCGGTCGACGCGAACGACTTCACCTTCTTCGTGCCTTCCAACCCGACGGGGCAGATCGACTGGGTCGTGCCGAACGGCGCGGCCACGCTCACCTTCCCGAGCGGCATCGACACCGTCGTCGCACGGGACACCACTGACACGCTCACCAACAAGATCCTCACGACGCCGGTCATCGGCTCGTTCGCGAACGCGACCCATACGCATACGAACGCGGCGGGCGGCGGACTGCTGACGCAAGACCTTGGGGCCATTGAGGCGCTCAACACGAACGGACTCTTGGCGCGGACGGCGTCAGACACCTGGGCGGCGCGCACGCTCACCGAATCCACCTCGACGCTCGGGATCACCAATGCGGACGGGGTCAGCGGTAACCCCACCTTCACCGTTGATGCGGAC